TGATGTTAATTGTGACTTCAAAACAAACGTATCTTTTAACTTTGTCATAAAAGTTTTTAAAATATCACTTGTTAGAAACTTAGTGCTATTAGCTGAAACAGTTGTTGAAGATGCATGTTCACTTACGTTTGAAAACAAAACTCTTTTAAAGAAATCTTTCATATATAAGACCTCCTCCTAATTGATTATGCTCCAAATACTTCAGTCCACATTGTATTTAATTCAGTATCAGTCATTGCTACTAATTTAGCGTTGATAGCTGAAGTTACTTGTGCTGCAGTTTGATATCCTGAATCATTTGTTAATGATGATACTTTTGTTGGGATATCTGTCTTTTTAGCATAAGAGCTTAGATCCATTTCTCTCGAACCTAATTTTTCAAATTTAGAATTGATATAGATGTATTCATCATAGATATTATTACCAGAATCACTATTAGCAACTAAATAGATAATACCTTTTTTACCTGTTGAAGGTAATGTTTCAACGACCGAGTAATCGATTTGAGTTACCCCTGAAACTGCTGAAGCAATTTCTTTTGTTACATCAGCTGATTTTGCATAAGCAGATAAATCTACATTTACAGCTTTCGATGAATCAGGAGTTAAAGCTGTACCATTTACTTTTACGCTTTCAATTTTGTTTGCTTGAGCACCAGTAGCAACACCGTTTAATTTTGTTTTATCAGCATTTGTATAGTCATTTGTAGATAGACCTTTACCAGTTTCTTTTGCTACAAATTTCCCTTCTCCCCAAGCTTTAATTTTTCCTAGGGCTGTTTTTAAAATTGAATCAGTTACAAAACTCATAATATATCTCTCCTTCTATTTATTTTTTTATTCAAATACTTCTTTCCACATATTGTCTAATTCATCATCAGACATTTCTGTGGCTGTTCCCTGCATATCTTTCCATGCAAAGTCATAATCGATATTGCTTGCTTTTTGCAATACTTGGTCTTTATTACCACCTGCAGGAAGAGTCGCAAGTTCTTTTTGTTGTAATTCTTGTTTTAAATTAATTAATTGTTCATACAGCAACTTCATGTTTGGATCCATTGGTTGTTGTTCCTTATCATCCTGATCATATTCGACATCTTCGATTTTCAATCTAAATGGTTCAAATGTCTTAGTAGAATTATTATCACTGTTTCTGCCAATCAATGTACAGGTTAATACCCCTGCTATTTGAGTAAGATTTTCTCCAATGATAAACAGATTTTGAAGTAATGGTATTTCAGTTACTTCATCGTCCATATCTACTTTCAAGTAGAAGTTCCAGCCATCAATGAATAGATTTTTGTTGGTGAATTTGACAGCTGTATTGTTGCTATCATACTTTCTTCCAGCATAGAAGATATTTCTAGTACATGAATGTGATTGATTTTCATTCAGATAGATTTCAATAATTCTCATATGTTAACCCTTGTAAAAGATTGCATCACTAAATGAATTGACTGTCCTAGCAATTCTATCGACACCTGAAATATTGATTCCATTCAAATGAACTCTGAACAATTCAATTTGACGTAAAGCACCACCGTTTTCAAGATCATCTTTTGTTAATGACGGAACTGTTTCTTGCTCTCCAGGTGTACCTTGGATGACAACAATATCGTGTGATTCTCCGCTCTCGTCAATTTTAAATTGAGCAACGATACAATCGCAACGTTTCATGTTTTGAGTACCATTTTCAATTGGTACATCGCAATACATTCCTGGTTTAATTCTAAGAAAATGTCCTTGGTTGATAAGCAATCCATCAGCAATCCTTATTTTATTATTGCTGACAATAGAAGCTTCCATTTGATTGCCTTTTGTAAAAATACCATCAACTGAATATAGAGCATCAAACAAATATGCATCGATACTTGCAGATACTTCTTTTCCTGTCAATGTAATTGCCTCAACTGCATCACTTGAACTTGCCATCTAATCACCTACCTTGTAATCAATGTCACAGTCTGTATAGTCTTTTTCAAACGTACATTTGACTATCTTTTGAACAATAGGCTTTTGCATAGAAATACCTGTTATGTATTCTTTTGCGCCTACGATATCACCAATTTCAGGAGATAAATTATCAAATGTGATTTCTAACGAGTTATCAGTCTGTGCTTCTTTTAATTTTGTTTTGGTTCCATCTATCAATTCTTGAATGCTTTCAACATTTGAATAGTCATATGTCATTGTATTCAGTTCACTTGGAATCATAGAGTCATCATCAATTTCACTCAGTTCTAAGTATTGATCATTGATTTTAAAGACATGAACAACCTGCCTTTCTTGCAAATCGCCTTTGCCTAATCCAATGCAATGATTACATTGATTGATATCTTTTTTAGCGATAATCTGCAGATTGTAATCATTGTCGAATTGGAGTTTTTCGGAATAATTGATAATCGGTTCGACTGAAAGTTCAATCTGCCCGTTTTTATTCCAAATAAGTTTAAGTTTGGCATTTGCATCATCTAGCATTGTTTCAAATGCCTGTAGTGTGTTGTAATAACGCGCCTGATAATTAATGGTTATTTCACTATCTTCTTGCGAAACAACAAAAAAATCAGCCAGTTTCTTTTTTAAACTTACTGATTTAGATTTATTCTCAATATAATTGAAAAAATCAGTTGATGAATTGATATATTCTCGAATGCAGTCGTTTGCTTCACCTTTGAATTCATAGTATTCATCAGTTCTTTTTCTAGGCTGAATGATATCGTTTGCTAGCAATTTTCTTGGGCATATACCACCTATTTTCACTTCTTCAGCCTCAGTATCTATTTCAATACTTTTTACTATCCCACCAAATTCGGTACCGACACAATAGAACCTGCTGTCATATGTTAGCTTGCGGTCCCAGCTGTCCGTTGAAACAGTTATTTCAAAGTCGTTTTTGGCTTTGTCATATGTTCCAATTTCCAAGTCCAGGCTGCAGTTTAACAATGGTCCCTGTTCAATTCCGTTAGGATCCGTGTAGATGAACTCCATCATCATTCATCGCTCTCCCATTTCGGTTCACTTCTTGCATCGTAGACAACGATATCAAATGAAAAAGAGTTGTTCCAAACGACAATATTTGTACCAGGTGGGATGGGAACATACAATCTGTTGTCTTTGTTCCTGTCATTGAAAACGTTTATTTCATCACCATGTGCCGTAATTTTTACAGCTTTCTTTTTCATGGTGTCGATTTCAAGCCTTTCATTTGCTTCAAGCGTCGTATTGATTTGATAAAGATTGTCTCCTATTTTAATGGCTGGGTCTTGTGCCGGACCGTAGATTCTTAACAGAACATCATTTTCAACGACTCCAATATTTCTAACCGTCATCTGTCCTTCACTTGCACCATACACGTAAGGGTATTTATAGGAATACTTCTTTGTTCCTGTTTTTCTGCCTTCACCTGTGCTGTAAAAATGATAGGTATCTTCCTTGATCCATTTGGTTGAATCAGTTACCAGAGTTAAATCTACCTTTGCGTATGGAAGGATATATGACTTCATGTCTTTTTGGTTTTTAAAGATATTGCACTCTATATAGTAGTCATTATAGAAGAGTTTTCCTTTGACATTGCTTACGTTATCTACATCAAATATCTCAACAAGTCTATTTAGAGCACTGTAGAAGTCTTTTTGATTTTGGCTAAAGATATCTACACTAACTTTTTTCGTTTCGACATCACGATAAAAGCGTGTGACCCTTCTATTTTCAGTTTCATATGACCACTCAAAGTTAAAAAAGTCAGTTTCTTCAATATGATAAGGAGCACTTAACAAATCTATTTGCTCATTGTTTGAATTGACATAATATACTTTCATAAATGCTCCTTTCTAAATAATTCTGGCAAATTCACGCTTGTCTACTTTGAAAGACATTCCACTGTTTTTAATTGCTTTAGCAGTTGAATTTCCCATCTTATCATAATCAATTTTTAATTCATTTGTGACATTGCTTTCAAATGCTGTTTGTCTTGCGATATCAAGATTTGTTTTCAGTTCGATATCATCCAAATTGAAGTTTATGATACCATTCAAATCACTTGTCATTTTTTCAAGTTCTTTGTTCATAGATTTTTGAGCTTTTGGCATGGCCACTTCAAAACCTACCGCAATACCTGGTGGTAAGAATTTACCAATGGCATCTCTCATGACTTTTGAAGGTGAATGAATGCCAAAGAATCCTTTGATACCATCTACAACACCATTTGCAAAATCGCCAATCTTGCTAAGCAACCAGTCTTTTGCATTCTTGATACCGTTCCAGATACCTTCCACGATATTTTTACCAATATCTGCCATTTTACCAGGCAATCCAACAAGAGTATCAACAATACCATTCCATAGTGATTTGGCTGCTTCAATACCTTTTGAACCCATCTTGACAACGAACTCAGCAACCTTTCCAATAGCATTTGACAATACGCTCCAAATTTGCCCAGGTAATCCCGTAACAAAGCTGATGATGCTTGATACAAAGTTTGACCCTGCTTCATATCCTTTGGAAATCAAATTCAAAGCAAACTCAGCTACTTTTCCTATGATATCAGTTATGTATGTCCATATTTGGCCAGGTAATTGAGCAATCCAAGAAATAAAACCTGTTACGAAATTTGGAACATCAACCGTTACAAATTCAACGAATTTAATTCCTAAGCTAACGATAAAACCAATTATCGAACCAATCGCATAGCCAATGTTGTATGGCAACTGATTGAAAAATTCGATTGCTGAGCTAATAAATCCTGTTAATATTTCAATGAAACTGTCAAATGCTTGCGGTATCGTTTCAGTAAAAAATGATGCAATTGATTCTCCAAGCCCAGAAAAAAATTCAACAATCGTTTGACCGATATTGCTGAAAGTCTCTACAAGCGTGTCAATTGCACCTGGTATCGATTCAGTAAAGAATGAGACGATTGTATCTATCACAGGCCCGCATGTTGATGTTATAGAATTCCATAGATTTATCCAGAACGACCTGAAACCATCGCTTGTATTCCATAAATAAATGAATCCAGCTACCAAGGCAGCAATAGCTGCTACAATTAGGCCGATTGGATTAAACGTCATTTCGCCATTTAATAGTTTCTGCGCTAATGCTAATCCCTTAGTTACTCCTTCGGTGAGAAGAACTATTCCTTTGTAAGTAGCAAGTGCTGTTGCTACAGTAAGAATAACAGCTGATAATGGTGTAAAGTTATCAAGTGCAACTCCTGCTACATCATAGAATAAATCTCCTAAAGGCTGAAGCTGATCTTTGACCTTTCTAACTTTTGATTCCAATTCTTGCATTGGAGTCGTTGTTTCATCAGAAAAAGCTTCTCCTTTTCCTTTTACATCATCAAATGTAGTACCAACACTATTTAACGCTTTTGCAAATGTAAGGTTAGCATCTTCTCCCATCGTTCCGAAAGCAGTAGCTGACATTGTCAATGCTTTTTGTTGATCATCACATTTAGTAATGTCACTTACGATACTGTCGATAACATCCTTTTGAGTGGCTTTTCCATCCTGCCATGCTTTGAATGTCTTTTGTGTTTCGCTTGAAAATGAACCTAGAGCACCCTCAATAGTTCCATCAGCTAAACGAGTAGTTACTTCATTGATGGCATCATTTACCTTATCGAGATTATACGCTCCACTATCGGAGCCATTTTTCAATAATTGGAAATATTCACTTGCTGAATATCCCGCTTGAGAGAACTTTCCTGAATACTCTGAAATGTTATCTCCTAGTTCATCAGTCCAATCCAACCCTTCTTGAGTTCCTGCGACAATATAGTCCATTGCTTCTTGTGCAGTTAACCCAAAGTTTTTCATCAAGCCTTTAACACCTCGAAGGGTTTCATTCATATCTACATCAAATGTATCTTCAAGAATGATTGCTTGTTGTGTGATGGAATTAAGGGTTCCATCATCCATCTCTCCTAGGTTACGTTTGATGCGAACAACAGCTTCAGCGACTCGGTCCATACTTTCACCAAGCCCAGCCTCATAAACATCCTTAATGACCTGTGCAGTCTGTCTCGCTTGGTCATCTGTTTCTCCTAGAGCACCTTTGACACGTGCAACTGAATCTTCAAAATCAGCATAGACTTCTTTTCCAATTTCAGTTCCTTGTTTAATTGCTTCTCCTATGGCTAGATATCCTGCAATCTTCGCACCGAATGATTTGACTTTGTCTTCCATTTCTTGAAGCGCTTCTTCAAAACCATCGGTGTCAGGAGGGTCTATTTTAGGTGGCTTGATATTTTCATTTGAAAAATCATCCGCTTTTTTCTTAACGTTATCTAATTTAGATGATGCTTTATCTTCAACATCAACTTTACCATCAACATCTATAGCTTTTTCAACCGCAGATGCTTCTGATTTTACTGTCTGGGCACTCTTTTCAAAATTGGAAGTGTCCATTTTTGCACTACTTTCAACTTTTGCGTTGTCAGTAGCTTCTTTTGAAAAGCTTTCGACCTCATTTGATGCTTCATCAAGCTTCTTTTCCAATTTTTTAGTATCAGCATCAACGTTTGGCTTAGCTTCTTTTTGTGATACATCTTTAGCAAATTTATCTACTTTTTTATCAGCTGTATTGAGTTTCTTATCAACGCTTTTATCATTGATTTCTAAATCAATAACAACTTTACCATCTGCCATCATACCACCTGCCTTTAATTTATTCTTTTGGAATTCCTAACGATTCAAATAATTCTGCTTCGATTTCTTCCTGAGTTCTTTGGAATGGGTCTCCCTGTTCTTGAATGGCATAATAATCTTGAAGTTCTTTCATTCTTGCACGTTCCTTCTTGTCCTTGATTTTTGATAGATCCGCAGTTCTATATCCAACGACCTGAACGAACTTGGTATCATCATTCAAACCATTCAGCAATGCCTTGAATTCCCACCAGTGCATATTGGTTCTCAATAGATTTATGCCATACTGCTGCATGAACGCAGCGAAGATAAGGTCCATATCATAATCAAAAAGAAACCCAACTTTTTTATTAGGTTTCTTCTCAGGTTTATCTGGTTTATTACATTTGTAGAAATCAAGAATTCCTTTCAGTAATTCCAATGAATCAACATTTTCCATGTACAATTCATAGTTTGGAATCACCAAATCAAACAGCATAGGGATTTTATAATTTTCATCAACATACTTGTCAGAAACGATACAAGAGAATTGAATCCACGTTCTAAAATCAGTTCTTATTTCTATTTCTTGATTTTCTATTCTTATTGTTTTTTGAAGATCTCTTTTGTCTAGAATTAACATAATCTTTTAACCCGTATTTGTTTTTTGTGTAATCCATTTGCTTTTGAAGGTTTCCAAATTCCTTTGTAAGTGAGTTTAAACTGTCAAGCTCATTTTTGATTCTGTCTTGCTTTTCTTTTTGGCGTTCAGTCGTAGCGTGTTCATCAAACTTGGCTTGAATTTCTTCCGCAAGAGCTAGGATTACATAGTAAGGCTTTAAATCATCCTTATCAAAAAGATAATCGTATGATCCTTTTCCTAGCAATTCATCAATGACGACTTGACAGTCTTCAATAAAGGTATCGTCAATTGTACGATTGCCTCTGTATTTTTTGATGAACTTGTCAATCAGCAAATGATTATCGATATTGTCAGCATCGATACTGAAAATACGATCTTTAATTTTTACATCGAATAAATTCTCTTGAATCTTGATTTCTATCATAGTAACAATCCCTTTCTTATTTGATTTCTATTTGCTTCCTGGTGTTGATGACGCACCTGATTGAGGTGAAGCAGCTGTAAATTTACCAGTTGTGTAGTCATATTCACCTGCAGTAAATTCACCAGTAGCCACATTGTATTGGCCATGTTCGGAAGCACCTTTTTGAGCAAAAGTTCCTTCCAATGCAATTTTCCCTCCACCTTCGCCAGAACCAGGATTAGATGGTTGAATTTCATATTGTCTGTGATGTGCTGCAAAACATCCAGTTGAACCTTCAACAGGTGCCCATGTTTCGATTTCATATTCATCAAACATGGAACCAATGACTTCTTTTTTACCGACTTCATAGATATGTCTTACAAATTCATTATTAGGAATCAATTCTCCTGAATAAGAAACTGATGGTGTATATGCCATCATATTTGAGTGAGAAGTCTTTTCATTAATGTATTGTCCGTCATCGGTTGAAGGATCTACAGCTTGAGTCCAATCAGTTAAACCGGTACCAGCCAATACAGGTTTTGATACACCATCGAATTTGACGTAGTGTAGGTTTTCGTGGCGATTTACTACAGTATTTCTTAATGTTTGTGCCATTATTCAAACGCTCCTTTCTTGTAGTAAGTTAATTGATACAGTGCTGAAAAATTAGCAATGCCATTGTCATAGGTTTCAACACCAGGATTGGCAATCATTTCTAATTTCTGTGGAACTATATCTTCAGGAAAAACAATGTTTTCAAATTTATTCATTGTTTCCATTTCAAATTGGTTTGCTAATGCATCCAGAACATCAGTAATTTTTTTGACACTCTTTTCAGTTTTAGCTCCTGATTGAAAATTAATATAAAAAGGCAATACCGCAGTATAGCCTCCTATGATGTTTTCATTTATTTTTTCAGCACGATTAGATATTCTTTGAACCATGATTTGGTCATCCTTGTTTGAAGTAAAGAAATCTAATTTCCACATGTTTTTTTGTACATTTTGAATATCCAACTTCTTGCAAAAGTCATAGATACAATCCAATACCCTGTTGTATTCTTCATATGTCAGTTTTTTATTTGATTTATTTTCCATTTCTAAACACGTCCTCTATACTTTTAATCCATTTCTTGATGTTTGCTTTCTTTGATTTTTCAAACCATTTGGCCGTTGCCTTTGGATGGCGTGACTTGTCAAAGTTCATCCCTGTACCTTTATAAACGTGTTGCGCATAATCAGTATCGTAAATGACTTGTTTCTTTTCTTTGGCACTATCACCAATACCAGGTGTTTCTCTTAAGTGAGTACGATTATCTAGATTAGAAAAAGGAACGTAAGGATCAGTATCTCTTATTACAGCATTCTTAAGAGTCTGATAAGCTTTATCCTTTGTCCCTTCCAAATCTTTTTTTACTTGAGAAAAGTCAACATCAACAGAAATCTTCAAGAAGCATACACCTCAATAAATTGAATGTCTTTTGTTCCTGGAGGGCGATAACAGGCATATTTATTGATTGAATAGACATTTGTTGTTTTTTTCAATTCATCATAGTCCGTTTCTTTTACCACATCCAAGACAAAATAATCTTCATTTCCAATCGTAAAAGTATTCTTTTTTGACTTGTATTCATACTGATCAACAAATGTAAGTTCACCACAGTCACTCAAATCAATCGTTAAAAGAACACTGTCCGCATCAGAAATACCCTTGTTTGATTGTGTAATGCCATAGTTTTCATCAAAGCCAACGTTTTCAAGAACGTATGGAATAAAAGTATCTTCATCAACTTTATGAATCAAAGTAACAGTAAAAGGTCTTAAAATACGAGGAGAGCTAATCATATCGTTTGGCCACTCTGCACATAAGACCTTTTCTTCTCAATTCACTTTTAATCATATAAGCTGAAACGGATGAAAAAGGAACACCATTGAATTTGTTGCCCCTATCGCCATAGCTATAATTAAATCCGTCTTTTGATACGCTTTGCAAGTCCAAATCGCTTGTGCCATTTAGAGCATTCAAACCACCATTTGCTCGAAGATAATCGATTTGATAGCATACTGCTCGTTTAAGCTCCAAACAGTAATAATCGATATTTTTTTCTAATGCCCATGGTGCAATGAATTGTTCAGCGTAACCCTTGACTAAATCAATTGCTGGTTCAACAAGAGGTTCAAATTCAGGCTGACATATTTTTCCTTTGAATGTATCTACGTAATATTCATAAGAAACCTTCATACTATTCTTCTACTGTATCTTTCTTAGCTTTAGATGCTTTTGCTGGAGTTTTAGCACCTGCTTCTAATTCTTCGACTTTTGTTGTCAATTCAGCATTTTGTGCTTCTAATTCAACGATTCTTGCATCTTTTTCTTTAATTTGTGCTTTTAAAGATGAATATTCTCTTTTAAAATCTGCTAAAGAAACTGGATCACCTTTTTTAATGACTTCACCAGATTCTTCATCAATATGATCATAACCACGAGCAACATAGTCATCAACTCTATGTGGCTCGATTGTAAGGATTCTATTTCCTTTTCTTACTTGTGACATAGATCATCCTCCTCTTTATTATTTTTCAACTGCAAATTGGATTGCATTTACTTTTTTCTTTAAAACAAATACATCTTCATGAGATTCTTCATAGTAGACCCATTTACCTTCAGACATTGCAGATGGTTCATCCAATTTAGCAAATTCATAGTTGATTGGTGTAATGACTGCTAATGGATGCACCATGAACATTTTGATTTGTTTTGCAGAACCTGCAGCTTTATATCCTTGTGTGAAGTCATAAACAGTTTTCATTAATTCTGATGGAACTTCAACGATTTTAACCAAGTCTAAGTTAGCGATAGTTCTGTTTAATTTATTTTCAGCATCACCAATAATGACAGTTCTAGCTAATTTTTCAGCTTGTTTTAACATTGCGTTGTAAACTGGTGTGATGTATAAGATTCTTCCTGTAGATGGAACACGTGCTTCTGCCATGGCAATCATCATCTTATCGAAATATTCTAAGATATTTGCTGCTGTGATTTCATCAGTAATAGGAGTTTGACCTAATTCTTGATATTCAGCATAGATTTTAGAAACACAATATACATCCATTTCAGGGAATTTTTGTTCTTGGTTGAATGTTTCAGTGATATTACCAATTGAAGCAACCAAATTTGTTTGGTCAATATCTTTTGGATGTACCAATGTAGACCATTTTCTTTCATTAGTTAAAGTTAATGGTGTCCATGCGTTATTGTAATTTCTAGATGCAGTGGCAATTGTATCTCTTGTTGAATCTACACGTCCTGTAGTTTCTAATGTTGGAATTTCAATTGTTCTTGCATTGACCCATCTATATTTTTGGTTATTTGGAGTATTGAATAAATCTCCGAAATAAAGCGCATAAGGCCAAGCTTGTTCTAACGCTTGTTGATATGCATGTGCATAGTTTACTGCTGCCATAGTTTAATTTCCTCCTGATTTTTTATTCTTTAGGCATTGCTCTAACACCTGCAAAATGGAAACCGAATGCATTTGCATTGTTTTCTCCACCTGGTGCTCCTTTAGAAGCAGTACCTTTTGTAAATGTTGGTAATGAAGGTTCATCTTTTGGTTTTTCAACAACGAATGCTCCTGCATCCGATTCTTTCAAACCTTTGATATATTCATCCGCTCCAATGAATTTGCCGTCTTTTAATTCAAAATTTTGTTCCTTGAATTGAGAAATGATTCCACGTTTGGCACTTTCAGAAGTAAAGTTCATTCCTGCAAAGTATGAGTTAGTAGCAAAGTCTCTTTCTTGTTGAGTCAATTTATTGTTCAATTCTGCAGTTTCATCTTTATATTTCTTTTCCCATTCAGCAGCTGAATTCTTGATGCCTTCAATATCCATATCCTTGTATGATTTGATTTGCTTGTTCGCATCATTCAAGGAGTTTTGAGCTGATTCATATTTTGTGTTCAATGTTTCTAGCTCTTTTGTCTTTGATTCGACTTCCTTGCGATATTTTTCAATATCATTACCGTTTTCAGTCATGATTTGATTAACTTGTTCATCTGTTAATCCTAAATTCTTTAAAAATTCTCTTTTCATAAGATCCTTTCATTCACTACGCTTTAGTACGCTGGTTGCATCAGCCTGTGTGGTTGCAGTTTTACGAGTTGCCCACCTCAAAGTTTTTGTTTTCTTCATGTGTTGCTATGTTGTTTTCAGTTTTTGGGTACAAAAAAAGGAAATATCAGCTTCTATTGCCGTATTTCCTTTTATTTCTCTCTAGTGCTTTTGTTTTGCTTTTAGGTGGTGGTTCATAACATTCATAAACTTCATGTGTCATATAATCACACATCATGCATTTATATGTAACTTTCTTAATCACACAATGCTTTTTATGATTATAATGCCTTTTTATATCATATATAAAACAGCAATGATGATGTGGTCTTAATCCTTCAGCCATTGAAAAACACCTCCTTTCTTCCAAAATTGCGTATAGAAAAAGCGAGTCTTTTGAACTCGCTTCATATTCATATTTAATTGTTATAATCCAAATTCATTGCCAACTGACTGTTATATTCTTTGATTTTCAAGCTTGTATTGACTTCAGGAGACCATGATTCCAAATAATTTTTAGCATTTTCATAATCAGTCTTTAGGGTATCTCGATATGAGCCTAATTTGAAATACTTTTTATAGTCTCTCCAAATGTTGCTGAAAAGCTTTCTGCTCATTAATTGGTAAGCTCTTGAATCAATACCGCCTAGTGCACTAATTACAGTTGTTTTAGCAATTCTTTCAAGCGTATATTGTTGTGAACTGTCAATCGTTGTTGATTTTTCTAAATCAGATACCTTTTCCTCAAGAACATCAACTCTTTGAGCTGTCTCTTCTTGAACCTTAACACTCAAGAACAAGATTTCTCTATCAGTTTTTGGAAGTTTGATTTTTTGTTCCATTTCAGCAAAACGATTAACATATTTAGCAGTGAAGATTACACCTTTTTCACCAGTCAATTTGTTTGCTACCATTTCACAACCTTTCTTGGTTAATAGGTAGCAATCTCTTGGTTTGCCTTGAGCATCTTGATATTCACTAGGGATAAAGAAATCTAGCGGGCGCAATTTTGCGCCGGCTAAAATGCCCTCATAATTACGGACTTTTTTCAATAAGTCCTTATGTTGAATACCAACCATTTCAGCAACTTCTCTACTGTCTATTGTTTCAATTGCTGATGTGTTAATCAATTCATTATCCATTAGTTCTTCCATATTGACAATCTCCTTTTTTAATTGTTTCTTGAATGTTTCTTGTTAAAGCATTGCACTTTGAAACATTTGATCTAATAGTTTCTTCTACCATGTCAATTTGGTCTTCAATTAACATCATGACATTTGAAACATCATATTTAATATCATTCCCGTTTTCACATGCATCACATGTAACAATGACCATTGAATTAATTCTTTCTAAGTCAGTTAATTTGTTTTCAATTTCTGATAACATGTCAAATAACTTATCTAATTCATTTAACATAACTTTTACCTCTTTCTTTTGAAATTTGAGTTTAGAGGTATTTAGTGCTATAATCTAAATGCCTCTTTTGTAGGTGGTATTCGTGTTTAGTTTTGACGGACTAACGAATACCTTTTTTATTTGTCTTTCAATCCTGCTAACTGAATTTCTATCCCTTTTCTAACAACATCAGTTTTTGTCATGCCTGTTTTTTCGGCAACATAACTTAATTTGTCTAAATCCTCTTGAGACATTCTCATTTTCAAAAACTTATTTTTAGGTTCAGTAGTAGGACGTCCTGTTTTTGGACTCATACTTCCCTCCTTTCTTTGTACCCTACAATAATCATAATATGTTTGTGGGGCACAAAAGTCAAGAGCTTTTTTATTTTTTTATATCATTTCATACTCTTTCATATCTTTTCATCCAAAATAAAAAGCCACTTATTCGTGGCTTGATAATTTCTAAAGATTAGAAGTATTTACCAATATTTCTTCATCCTTAAAAAGTTCTTCAATTAATTTCATAAGTTCAGCAAATAATTCAGGAGTTACCGAACCGACTACAATATAATCAAGTTTATCTTTTTGAAAATAATGAATTTGATTAGCTTTAATAAAGCCATCTTTCTTAACCCCATCTTCAACAGTAATTTCTAAATTTTGCTTTATTGAAAGTTTCTTCTTTCGATGCTCTTCGTTTTTAAAAGAAGACATGACTGAACATGTTAGATCAAATGGCAAACCTTCAATTTTACCTTCACTGTCATTCAATACAATGAAAGGATGATTTCTTTGACGTGTGCCATCTTCTCCAATATATTTTCTAATTAAAATAATATCTCCTACTCTGCACATTTCTTTTTCTTTGGTAAAGTAGCTTTTACTTTACTTTCTCCTTTTAACACTTTTTCGCTAAATTGAAATGGAACAACTTCATCATTATCAACTTTAGCGTTTTTTTGTGTTTTAAGATTTTCGAAAAAGCTAACAGGTAATGCTTGATAAGTCATAATCCCACCTCCACATATTTATTCTACTCTTTTCACAAGTATTTTATCACGTAAATATGTGGTTAACAACCAATTTAATGGATGTTATATTGTTTCATACCTTTTTATATTGTTTCATCCAAAATAAAAAGCCACTGTGATGTGGCTTATAAACTATACTAATTGTTTTTCTCTTTCAACTTTTACATGCTCTTTTTCATATTCAGGTGAAATGAATTTTTTTGTTGAGACAATATACTGTAATAATCCATCTTTATTGGTTGAAAAATTAACAAAACCATATTTTTCATAATATTTTTTTAGGCATTCTTTATTTTCACATTCAACATAAACTGAAACACTAGGAACAAGAATATCAATTTTTCTAACATAATCTATAATCAAACTCATTAATATTTCACCAGTAATATACTGATCATTTCCATCCTGATAATTTTTAGCTAATTGACCTATCAGTATGGTATTTACAGGATTGCCAACAGCATATGTAGTTCCAAATGCCGTTTTTCTAAAACTATTGGTCATTTCTTTTGAGATAGAGATAGACTTTGTTGTTATGGAATATATAGCACATATTCCATATGATGTTTGTGAATCCTCCGCCACAACCAAATATGTACGAGCCATTCCCGCTCTTTCAAAAGGTATTGCTTTTTGATGTACAAATTCTTCCACATCATTATTTAAAGGACAAGAAAATTTGGAAAGGAGTTCAAATGCTTTCTTCTTTCCAAATTCATCTATTAAAACTTTTAGTGATATAGTTCTATAATTCAAGATTAAACCTCTATTTGATATTCAAAAGTCTCATAATTTCTTCTCTACTAGTAACATTCTTATGTCCTTCAACTTTTGCAATACGTACCTTTTTTTTGCTATTCATGATATTACGAAACTTAGAGGCGTTATTGTTGTTAAGAACAAATGTATCACTTGTAAAACTCTTTGTTGCCATAATACCAACCTCCTCTTCTCAAAGGTATTATAGCACAGCTTTTAATAAATTTGACACAATATATGTTAAAATTTTATTCAAAAAAGCTATTTATATACCGTTTTATATTACTTTATATTGTTTTGATAACATTCAAAAATAGACACTCTCAATCTCTTTCAATATAATTAAGTTATCGAAGTCTAATTACTGGAGGTGAAAAAATGACAACAACTGATATTATTGAAATTATTGGAATAATTGCATCTACATCAGTAAGTATTGTTGCGATTGTTATTTCAGTAATGACTTTAAAGCAAAATAATAAAATGATTGAAGAATCAACTAGGCCCTATGTTGTAGTTTGTGGTAAAACTGCGAACTACCAAGATCCAAGGTTTTATTTAATAATTAAAAACTATGGATCAAGTGGAGCTATAATAACCAAATTTATCTGTGACCATGATTTAACTGAATTTTCATATAGAAAAGAAATTACACCTTTCAAAAATATTTGTGGCACATTTATAGCTCCTGGGCAATCATTCATAACTAATCTAAAAGTACCGGAATTATTTCACGAAGAGACAACTCTTTGCTTTCAAATTGAATATAAAACCAAACATAGAACTTATTGTGAAAATATAGATATTGCTTTAAAACCTTTTACAGAACTAATACAAACACGTGCTGCAACAAAAGATAAAGAATTAAAAATCATATCCTATACTTTACAAGATCTTGTTGAAAAACACTTATAAACAAATCTTTTTGTTTTTAATTTGTGTTTTGATTTCTTCAAGAATAAAATCATTGACTTCGAAATTAAGTGCTTCTTCTGGAAGCTCTTTTTTTATTATTTCAAAATAAGCTTTTTTAATTTTTTCAATTGTTGAAGAATCAACATGAACACTATTACTAAATGTATATACTGTATTCATTTTATTCTCTTCCTCTACTCTTCTACATGTTTAATTGAGTATCTAACACAACATTCATGTTCGATACAGCATCCTCGATACTTTTCCCAATCCTTGCAAAAATAGGCAATGTCCGCTTGACCTAATAATTTTATGGATTCCCCTAAATACCAAAGAGGAGTTTTAGGTTCGCTATCAAAAAATGAATCAATCACTTCAATTTCTTTATCAGGAAATAATTCTTTTACATTGCATAAAACTCTTTCTCTTTCATCTAGGATTTCTTTATCTGTTTTTCCTGCCATTGGCTGTGATATAAATAATTTCATTTATGCATCCTCCTATTCAAAAAATACCCAGTCATCCGCTAACATATCTGTTTGTGATGGTGCCCAAGGTACAATATTTTTCTTTGCATCTAGATTATCAGTTTGTAAATTAGATGAATCTATACAAACAAAAGGATTTGTTGTTGCATCTGTTTCACATAAATGAATAAAAATTCCTTTACCATTCCATCCTTTTCTAGCAAGATTCATTCCTCTTTTTAAATATTTGATTGCTTCATCAAATCCAAAAGTGGCCTCTCCACCTAATTCTGGGCAGTTTTCTTCATCAGCAAGAATCCATCCATCATCAAGAATATTGGATAATGTATAAATAACTCTTTCGGTTTTTCTAATATCCATTTCTTTTCCTTCTTTTGTGTGCATGATTACTGTTTTCTTTTCATCATCCCAATACCAATAGCCACCCCAACTTGGAAGCTTGATTTTTTCTCCGTTATACATAAGTTTAAACGCTCTTTTAAATTTCATATTTCTATTCTCCTAACTTTATGCATCTATTTTCAAATTTCTTATAAGCATTAATATAGAGCTCTTTCTTGTCTCCATTGTACGTACATTCATACAACATAGCTCCTTTATTTGATGCACTTAAAATAGCCTTATGGTTTTGTAATGTCTTACATTGCCAAACAACAAAAACTACAAAATCTTCTTTTTTATCCATGTGTTGCTCATTGTGCTTTCTAACTTCTTCTTTACAAATTTCAATAAATTCACCTGAACTCATTTTTTTCTCCTTTTTTACTAAAAAATTTCTAAAATAAAAGCAATAACCATAATTAAGCTGAAAATAAAAAGTGGGATAAGAATTTTCCATAACCCACAAATGAATAGATCAATAAGTTTTAAAGCAATTAAAAGAATGAACAATACTTTGATTACAGTTTTCATATCATATCTCCTGATTTTGAGCAAAAGAAAAAGCCAACTTTCGTTGACTTATTTTTACTGTTTTTGTTCCCAAAACCATTTTTTTGCTTTGTTGTACGCATCAATTGCTTCTTGAGGGACGCCTTCTAATTTTCCTTCATAAATTTGAATGGCATAAGGCTCATAAATATCTAAGCATTTTTGAATTTCTTCTGGATACTTTATAATTGCAGACATTCTATTTCATCCCTTTCTTGCTTTAATATGTTATTTCTTTTCTTTTGGTTTATAGCAACTTGACCAGGTAGGAATGTATCCTGGTCCTCCATCTAAATATTCATCTTCCTCAAGCTGTTTTAATTCTTCTTCAGTCAATAAATCTTCGAGATTACCTTCAATTTCAATTTCTATTTCCTTATTTTTTTCCTTTTGTGACCTCATTGAACAATCCACCTTTCTTAAAGAAATCATACAATTCTTTATCTTTATCATATAACAATTGAGGATTGCTTACAAAAGTTTCATAGCCAACACTGACATATTCTTCTAATTTTCTATAATCAAAAGCACCAATTTTTAAATGTTCACCTTTTTTTAGATTCTTGTATTTTTTTGTAACATTTATATATGTTTTACCCTGATAATTACGAACAAATTTATCTGAATGTAAATAGATGAAGTATTCATCATCTTTCTTTTTAACTACATATTTAGCGTTAGCAACAACATTTTTCATGATTATTGCCAATTCTTCATTTTCATATAAATTGTTTTTATCAACCAAAGCATGACCTACTTCATGCGCTAAGGTACCAGGCTTTAAATGTTTTTGAGCTACAAAGATAGTATTCACGCTACTATCATATGCTGTTTCTGTATCTGATTGTTTAATAGGAATTTTCTTATTTATCAAGAATTTTGTAGCTTCTTCATGCATGATTTTAATTTCTTTTTTTATTCCTTCTTTAAAATCATCATTATCGCTTTCGATGGTCACTTTTTTCATCATTTTTTCAACAAATTCATCTGAATTGGTAATCATTTTTATTTTAGGTTTATCTTCCTTTTTAGGTTTAAAATTGAATGGTAGCCATTCGTCGTCATGGTATAATTTACTGCCTTTTTTGTTTGATAACTTGCTATTGTTAAATACTTTCTCTCTTGGATAAGCCTTTTTAAGAACGTTATCAATACCATGTTCTTTCTTGAATTGGATATTGCTTTCTTTAATAAATTGAGAACGTTTATCTTGCCATTCTCTAATCTTTTTAGCTTCTTTGGTGGAATCTACACCGCATTCATCAAGAATATTCTTCCTTTTCTTCCAAGAACGAATCTGACGCTCATAATATCTTTGCTTTTGTTCCAGCTCGTATTGATCATCATTCCTGTTCTTGTCAAATTCTTCGGTATCGACTAGATTGTTCTTATACTCATAATCAGTAACCTCATAAAAAGAATGCCTGCAGTTTGCTCCGCCTAGACCATCAACACGGCCATATCCCGTTGCCTTTTTAAAGTTCTGTAGACCTTTTACAGGAGTATGAAGATAAAATAATTTACCTTGCCACTCCTGATGGGATGGTCGAGCACCTCCATGACTTGAAGTCTTTACAATGTTAATGCCCAACTCTTTGCAGTTATCCATTTTAAATTTCAAAGACGTTTGATTGACACCACTTGTAACTGCTCTTTTAACTGCAGCATCCATTGAAATTGTATGATCAGTATAACCAACTACTTCGATACCTTTTTGAGAAAGCTTTCTGATTGATGATTCAATGGCCTTGTCGGCATTGTTTCCTGCAACGATTTTAGAATATGCTTCATCACATGCCTTTATAAACTGCTTGTTGGTGCACTTTCTTGAAATGTTGCAAAGATTTTTGATTTCACCTTGAGTATCCTTGATACCTTTGTTCAAATTCTTGTTTGACCTGTTCAACATGTCTTTTTTTGAAGTTTGAGCATCAGTATCTTTCAATCTCGAAAAAATATTGCTGACTGTCATTGCTATTCCATTCTTGATAGCCGATTTTACTTTGTTTTGAGACGATTTCTTTACCTTTTGAAATTCGGTACCCGAATATTCAAAAAACTCTCTACAGGCTTTATTTTTCCATTTTGGATACTCTTCTTCGATATCTTCTAAAAATGCAAGGTTTCTTAAACACAAACCCATCCAAATTAAAAGAAGAGTTTCCAATGTGCTGAAGTCATTTGAGACATCATCACCCGACTCTTCTAAAAATTTATCAGTTAACATTTACATCCTCTTCTGCATCGTCATCTTCATCATCATATTCAATGCCTTCATCAGAATTTTCTGCAACTTCTCTTTTTGCTTCTTCTTCACTCATACCTTGCCATTTGACTTTGTACTTCCATTCAGGCATCAAACCAGCATTGACTTCTTGAAGGTCGATATTTCTTTGTTTTTCAGTATCGGTCAAGATACTGTCTCCCCAATCAGTTTCAACAACACATTCCATAGACTTTGATTTGCCCATTCCGATAGCATAAACATTCATTGCATATGCTATATCTTCAAGTACAGTATTCAAACTGTCTTGAATAGCTGAAACAGTATCATATTTTCTTTGTTTGGATGACTTGATTTCTTCCGCAGTTTTATCGACTTGTTGTGGATCACTTAAATCTCCATATGATAAACCACATTCAAATTCAATTCTCTTTAGAATATCATTAAATCCTGCAGCATAATTGGCATCTCTTAATTGAGGAGCATGTACTTTGATTAAATCATTGATGTTTGTTGCTTGTCCTGATGGATTATCGATATCGTATGTTCTGAACAATCTTTTCTTTCCTTCAGGAAGTTTTGGTTGATGGGTGTGTGGATCAATTTCAAATGCATCTCCAGAGGCTTCAACAGCCATTTCACCGCCAATAAATTCCCAAATGTATCTGCTGTATTGTTCTTCTGCATCTCTAATCAAATTAATTGCTTTGACATAGCAAGGAACCCCAAGAGGAGACATCTTATCAATCGTATTGATGACAGGTGTTTTGAAGTAAGAAAAAAGTGGCCTGTCAACGCCACCAATCTCAAAATGTTCCTCTAAATCTTTCCACTCTGGAATAGTATCCAATGGAATTTGATTGCCAAAATCAGTACAAAAGCTATAATTTCCTTGAGAATAATCTCTTTTCATAAAAGCATAGTTTTCAAATGTATTTACTCCATTTTCATACTTTTGATATTCTAATCGAGTATATACGTTTTTGCCTTTGAAAATTTGTTCTACAAAAATACCTGCAGTAATTTTCTTTCTTCCGTTAAATGTAACAGGAAAAAACTTATCAGCATGTACAACATCAACAAATATTTGATTGTCACTTACATATGGTTTGAAAACAACGCCACCTTCACCTAAAGCCCATTGAAGATTTTCATTCATATCCTTAATAAACTCTTGATATTCCTGATTGACAAAATCATTCGATATAACTTTTGATATCAATTCTCTTGTTGATGTTTTAGAAAGCTCTTCACCAATTCCTTGAGCCAATGCCAATGATTTAACACCTTTTTCTTTGCTAAGCCAAGGCTGTTTGTTTTCTAAAATCTTATTCCATAAATCAATTGAATCGACCATATCGTTCGACATTGCAATATCGATATCGAAAAATTTATTTATATCTTTTGTTGCAAACATTCTGTTCTTAATCCTTTCTAGAAATTTCTTAATTGCTGTAAACACTAATCATCCTCACCACCTTCATTCTTCTCGACATCAGGAAGATATCTTTTAATGTATTTCCAAATGCCCATGATGTAATATCTCAATGCATCCATGCAGTGATCATCATCTTTTACTGGTTTTTCAACACCACTTTCAATGCTTTTTTTATCATAGCTGTAAATAACGATTTCATTCAAAAGCATTTCCTGACGTGCACTGAACAGTACTTTTTGAAATGCTATTGCTTTTTGGACTCTTGAAATCCCTAATTTGACATCATTTTGAGCACCTCTTATTTTAATGAAAGGACAAGCTCTTTTGATTTCTTCAGCAAGCCCTCTTGCACTTGGATCAATATAAAGACTTTGTGGATACTGACCAAATTCTTCCTTGATTTTTTCACACATCTTCTTGAATTTAAAAGCATACTCGCTAGGTGTCAGCTGTTTACCACTTTCACGCCCTGAATGATAGAATTCATCAAGTCCAAAAACAGTTTTCTGTGTGGGGTTGAGTCCCCAAAACTCAAATACTGTTGCATTCATTTGACCATAGTCGCAAGATGCATCAATCCTTGTAATTCCATTTATTTCATCATTTGTAAGATTTCTGTCCAAAACATGTTTATCTTTATCGAACATATAATAAATGATTTCATCCAGTCCGATTGATATCCCCAGCCAAATCCAGTTGTACATTCTTTCATCGACTTTTTTCATTTCCATTGCTGATTGAATAAGCTTTTTACCAAGCCACTTTTCTGGAACATCTCTATAATCAACATGGATATGAATGCAGTCACTACGTTTTTCCATCTTTTTGACCCATTTAAAAATGGATGCGTTAGGATTTTTAGGAGGGTTGAAATAATACTCCATACAGAATTCATCATCATTACCACGTACGAATGTCGCTTCTATGTTGGATATTTCATCTTCTCCTTGGCCACGTTCAAAAAACTCGGTCAGCTCATCTAAAATAACAAGTTTGATAGGCTTTTCTTCATCAATGATCCCTTTTGTATCATCAATAGAATCGTTTCCTGTAAAATAAACCGAATTGCCATTTTTAAGATATGTAATTTTCATTGGATTCTTTGTTATCTTGAATTGTTTTTTCTTCAATCCTAAACGTTTGATTGCTCGTTTAAATTCATTGTAGACTGTCTTAGAAAGCTTATTGTGGAACTTTCTCATAACAATTACCGAACATTCATCTTCACTTACAATCTTATAAATCCCATGAATAGCAGCATAACTTGATTTTGTTCCAGCACGACCACTATCCATAATTTTATGAACATGTGAAATATCATTGAAGCAAGTCAAGAACTTTGGAATGACAATATCTGAAATACGAACCTGTTTTTTCTTAAATTGGTGCATCATTTATGATTTCAACTCCATCATCTTCTTGATCATTCGTATTCAATTGCTTTTTCAATACTTCAATTTTGAGTTTTTGTTCTTCAGTAGTGATATTCATGTGTTTTGATAACCAATCCAATGCTTTCATTCTATCCGCCAATTTGATACTCGCTCCATTTCGACCCTGCTTGACTTCACTTAGAATAGTTCCATCAGCAAAGGCTGATTCTTTGAATTTAACCATATTGACAGTTTGCTTTAGAACTTCATCCTCGCCTGTATCAGGATTTTTGATAATTACTGGTACTTCCTCTCGGCCATATTCCAAATAATCATTCAAATCAGCAAAGGCAATATCAATATATTTTTGAACAATATCTTGTGGATCAAGAAGAGCATCTTCATACAATTCTTTTTTTAAACGATTTATTTCTTCTATTACTGCCGGCTGTTTAGACCACCTTGAAGCCATCACACAAGCACTGTTGTATGGAGTATTTGGCTTTACTTTTTGATATGCTTTGACTTTATTGTGATACTTCAAATAATAAATACAAAAGAGCTGATGTTCTTCATCCAGCTCACTTGTTTCTACTATTTCTTCAGCTATTTTTTTGCATTCTTTTTTGGTGTGCACACTTTTATTTTGGGGTGCACCCTTTTTCTTCTTTTTTGACCATTCATAACGGCGTGACCATGACTTGACAGTGTTGATTGTCGTACCATATTTTTTAGCAATTTCTTTTTGCTTCATGCCGTTTTTATAGTCTTCGAATGCTAACTCGTGTTTTTCCAAATCATGTCACCACCTCCATTTTTTTATTTATAGAAATAGCAGTTAAAACTGCATCGTTGTTTTTTTACAAAAGAAAAAAGCTCCCATAAGGAACTTTTTTCAAGGGGTTTAACCTATATGTCTGAACTGTGATTTTAAATTAAATGGGATTGTTTCATTTCTTTAAAAACCACAATAGCATAATAACATGGAAATAAGGGTTCATTCTAGGTCCACTTTGGGTCCATTTAGGGCTCACTTTGGGTCCAAAATGGGTCCACTTTTAATAAAAAATTATCACTTGTGATAAAAATGTTCTTATTTATGGCTTTTGATACTATTTCTAGAGATTCGAAACACTGCTTTTATTCGCTTTTCTGCACCACTCCCAAATAGACATTTTAAAACAAAATGTGATAAAATAAAAAAGCACATCCAAAGATGTGCAAAATATACTACGGAGGTACTAGCAACATGCTATTTACATCAAGCAAGAATATTAGCTTTGGTGTAAGGAAAGGAGCAAGTATTCATGGAATACCTAGTGATGCTCTTTTTAATCTTAGTAGCAACTAAAATGTTGTTGAACTAATTCCATACTTACTTAAAGCTAGTATTCGAAGTAGAAAAAGAGGAAGAATTGCCGTTCTTCCTTTTTTCTTTTAGCATGCTATTTTATTCCCATACTTACAAAAAGCATTGTAGCTATGTTGTTTTTACAATGATTTTGATACTTCCAAGCTACATAAATAATATAACACAAATAAGAAAAAAATGAAGATTTTTTAGATGAATTAAGGTAAAGTTAGTTAAACTTAAGCGTATTTAGGTGTATTTATAGACATATATAGACTTTTAGAGATTATTTTGACGAATAAAAAAGAATGAAATTCCTATTCATTCTTGATACTTTCATAAAAGATATTATTCAATTTTTCAATTGATGGGCGGTGTTCCATGTCAAGATATTTGGATAATTCTAAACACGCTTTTGGAAACTCTCTTTTGTAAGTTGATTTGCTGATACAAAACGACTCTTCTAATGTATCAATCATTTCATTGTACCCTCTTGAACATACATACGTTCTAATGATGTTTCTATGTCCTGCATTGAGCAAATAAAGTAACGGCATAAATCTATCCAGTTCTTGATTAAATAGCGCCACACGCTTTGTTAATAGCTCTCTGCGTAGCATATTAGAAGTAATTTGTTCTCCTTTTGATTTTGAAAATCCTCCTGGCATTTCATCACTGTATTTTATAGATTGAGGACTTGGGATATCCTCTATTTCAAAAGTCAAAGAAAACTTTTCTAGATTAATTTTTCTCAGCTCTTTTAGATAATCCTTAACTTCTTTGATTGTTTCTTTTTCTTCTTCTGTAAAATTCATCCCTTATCCTCCTAAATAATTATTAATTTTTATGATCTTGATAAATTGCATAAGCAATTATTCCTGCCAATTCAGCAAGGATAGTTGCTGCAACTCCACACCAAAATGGGTTAATGTACATTATTTATCACCATCTTCTTTTATTTCTACATTGCCTTCTTCAAGGTACTTTCTTTGTATTCCAAGCTTTTCAATTGCCTTCAAATGCAATTCTTTATCAAAGTTGGTTGCACATGTTAAACGACCAATGACGTATTTGATTTCTTGTTCAGTCAACTGACAATCATTAAGTTTTTCAATCAATATATTCATTCCAACCACCTTTTCTTTTATGACTTTTGACTACACAACCAATACCATACACAAGACTTACGATTGTAAGAAAATAAAACATAAGTGTATTTCGATACGATTGATCAATAATCGTAGTGATTACATGAGCTATGATAACGACAGTATAAATCGCTAACAATTTTGTATTTTGTTTTAAGAGTTTTTCTTTTTGCTGACAGTATTCTCGAAGCAAACCATATAGATTGTTTATTGTTTTTTCTGCAGCTTCCACCCCGTTAATCAGCGATTCATTTTGTTCTTTTAAATTTTCACAGCGTTTTTCTATATCCTTTTCAGTTTCTGATTTAACCTGCATTATTTATCACCTACTCACTCGATTTAATATCAATAATCCCATTTTCAATAACTTCTTTTGCTGGAAAGAACTGAATGTCATAGGCATAAGGGTTTTCTTTCTTGGCTTCTGTTTGAATACAGGTGTATGTAACATCATTTGATAAATGAGCATAGAACAACTTGTACTTTCCTTTTCCAGTTTTGATTGTTACGTTTAAATCTCCATCTTCATCACTATCAAGGGAAATCTTTCCCTCAACGGTAAATAAAGGATCATTTGTTCTTGTGTTAAGAGCAACGACTTTTCTTGTGATTTTAAAATTGTTGGCATCTTCTCTAATATTATGATTAACTCTAGATGCTTTTGAGCATCCAGTTAAAACAAATACACTTGCTAATATGATTAATACTTTTTTCATTTATTCCCTCTCCTCTTGTCTTATCTCTACATTGTTATTATATTTAATGCATTTACCATTCTTATAAGCAATGCATGAATCTTTTAAACAATGATTTAAAATAACTGTTTTATTCGTTCCTCCCCCGCGTAAATACGATTCTCTTATTTCAAACCCGGTTAAATCTGGGCAATATTTAATCATTTATTTCCACCTCTTTTTTTGGAATATGATTTCTTTCTTGGAAAATTTCCACTTCTTCTTCAACTTGTTTTAATAAATTCTTTTCTCTTGCTAAATCTTTCTCATTAGCGTTTGGTCTAGTGATATAGTATTGCAACGCATGCTTTACTGTTTGTAACTTTCTATAGTACGTTCCCATTGTTTTTTATCTCCTTCCCATGGAATTTGAACTGGATAATATCTGTTTTCTTTAAACACCCTAGTTAGAACACCTGTATCGCAATAAAACGTTATCATTTTAGTTCCTTTGGCAAGAGTATCATCAGAATATAAATATGTATTTTCTACTCTTGTAAAAGTTGTAAAGAAATTATCCCAAACCCACATACCAGGAGCTAAATCCTCAAACTTAAGGGGTTGAGGATGCTTGACCTCATTCATCGCATCCTCATATCCTTTATCATATTGTCCTCTATCATAAATTAGAGCTTTTAGGAGTTCTTCTTTATCAACATTTATGTCGACTTTTTGTACAGCTTTAAGTACTGAATTTTCAAAATCCTCATTCATCTTTTGAAACACTTCTTTCATTACTATTTCTATTGGTGGCTTATACATTCTTCATACCTCCAAATCAATTCATCAATGGTTTCATCATCTTCGGCATCTTGAAAGTAGCCTCTCATCCTCATGCCAACAAGCATACCAATTTCATCAAAACAATCATCACCACAACCATCATCAGAGAATTCTTTTAATAGATCCAATTCAAATTTTGTCATTTTTCATCAACTCCTCTTTAATTTGTTCTTTGGTTTTTGGCACTTTATTTTTAGCCCAAGCGTATTGTTGTTTTAAGTGCATACACGTTATTTCATTTTCGTATGATAATCTCTTACACGCTTCATCAAGCGCTTTTTCTAACTTTTCAATCTCTTGCTTATCTTCTAAAAGATAGCCACAAGTAGTATCGATATCTTCATGCCTGATGTGTTTGATTGCATTATCATTAGGCATTGTTTTCATATGTTGGAACATAGATATTAGTTGTTCTCTTGTTTTAGTCATTTTCAACCCTCCAATCTAGTGCTTGACTGCAACGAGGACAATAATTACCATGTATAGGAACGACTTTCTTACAATTAGGACAGTTACAAAATGAAACGTATTCTCCATTATAGAGAAGCTTTTGAGGTGTTGCTCTTTCTACTAATTCTTTAAAATCTTCCATAGAATTAACCATTTCATCATGTGATGGTTTATAATTATCTTCTCTTTCTTCACCGCACATTAAATGTAAAATTGTTTCAATTACATTAAACGCTTCTTCATATTTATTCATCTAACCACCCCAATTCACGGCATTGTTGACTGATAGCTTTTAAAAGTTCCATATCAATTACAGGTGGTGCATCATAACCGTACTCATAATCTTCAGAATACTCATCACAATATACAGATGTTATTTTTTCTTCTTTATCAAACAAAACAACAAATGTATATAAGTAGTCTCCTTCGTCCACGATCGGCTTTTTGTAAACAAACCTATCTAGTCCAAAATAATCAAATTTTTCTTTTTTAAATCCCATTGATTCAAACATTTCTTGTGCTGTCATTTAACTTTTCCAACCTTTCTTGCTCTCTTTTAGCTTTTTGAATTTTCACTTTAAAAACTTCATCATCACTAACGTTAAACATAACTTTCAATTGATATAACATGATTTCAACATCAGCTATTTCTTCAATTAAATTGGCATAATACTCAGGTTCAGCTGGTCTATCAGCATAACGTAACATTTTATTTGTTGCTTTAATTAACTCTGCGCACTCCTCCATTAATTGTCGGCATTGGGGTTCTTTGCCATATTTTTCAAGCGATTGTCTAAATATCCTTTTTGTTTCCGTTACTTTATCTATATATTCATCAACATTAAATTCTTCTATTTTATTCATCATCTATTACCTCACAATTTTCTAAAAGTTCTTTAATATTAGTTGGTTCTTCATCTTCCCATTTGATGAATTTAAAACAATTACTAAATAAAGACATACAACAGCAATCTCTTGTCTCCGTAAACCAACCGAGATTTCCTTTTTGAGGTTTAGGGCCATATGCATGAACATAAACTTTACATTTATCCCTTGCTAGATATTCAAGTTTTTCACCTTTAAGACATTTCAACAATTCAAATTCTAAACGAGATAGCTTGATAGGTTCTTTATATTCTTCATAGAGCCATTCAAAAGCTTTTACTATGCAACCTCTCATATCGCCTTTACTTTTATCAAATTTGCATCCAGTACACTTACATTCACAAACACATGGTTTATTATTTACAACCGCAATAAGCTTATTTTGATTCACTATCTCTTTAATCTCTTTTTCATATTTTTCAAAGTTTTTCATATCAATACACCCCTAAATAGTAACGTTTGATATTTTCCTCACCGAATTTATCAATGAGATTTTGAACTGTTTCCTCACTGTCGAAAAATAATTCTGTAGGTTGAACATTAGTATAGGGTGTTATGAATACTTCCCCACCTTCGTGCGCATAACGAAGAACGTAGTTGTATTTATTTAAAACATACTCCCTAGAAGCGTCCATAAATGCTCTTTGAACATCACAATATAGTTGACATTCTTCTACAGTTTTAAAAATGCGGTTGTATTTAATAATATTATTAGTTATTGTTCTTTCATCACAAATGAAAACTGTTGGGCTTAAATTATAATGTGTGACCCAATATTTTTCTCCATTTTTAGGCTTCCAGCCTTTTGGTGTTGGTTCAAAACTGTTTTTGTTCTTTTTAAGTTCTTCTAAATCTTTTCTAACTTCTTCTAACATAGTTTCTAATTCTTTTACTGTTTTCATTGTTGTTCCTCCTTAGTACCGTTTTTTCTGCAATCTACAGATTTTTTTACACCTTAACCTTTCTTAACGTATTCAACATCAACTCCCAAAATATATTTCTTGATGTTGTCTTTCCCAGCCTCTTTAATAGCTTTTTGTGCTAAAGCATAGGATGTAAAATAAATAGTGCCTTGATAGCAAACTCCTCCACTCGGATAAATTGCAACCTTTTTATCAACAAAATCATAAAGAATAAAATATTCTTCATTTTGAGAACTTTTGACTTTTTTTCCGTATTTCAACAAGATGGCTTCAATCTTTCGTCTTTCAACTTCAAATTCAGCATCTTCTTTAGTTAGGAAACAGTTGCCGATTTCTCTTCGGCCATTATCAATCTCGTCATTATCCCAAATATCAGAACAAGCAGTACCGAAAGTATCAATATAATAATATTTATCAACTTTTTTTAATTCATAAACCGTTTTAGGTTTAGGCAGAGTGAGAAACTCTTTTAGCTTCTCCTCGTCCGCTTCATAGCCTTTGTATTTTTCAGCGATTTCTTCTACTTTAATCATCTTTGTTCATCCTTTCTTAACGATATCTTTCATGTCATTTTTGTAATAACAATCTTCACATACTGCATAGCCAAATCCACTGCTATTCAAGATGATTCTTGATGTATAAGAAGCTCCGTACATGATTTTCTTTCCGCATTCACAACAGGCAACTTTCTTGTTCATATCATCTTCGTAATATGTAGACCCTTCAGGCAATGCGTAATCTTCATATTGGCCAGTTTCCAAATCATATTTTCTGGCAAAAGCATGATCCATTGCAGTTTTTAATAAATCAAAATACTTTAAAGCATCATCTTGTGTCATATCTTTGTAATTTGCATCAATGACAACAACACCATGTTCCTTACATAATTTTGACCATTCTTTACCTGTCATTGATATCACGTCCTCTTACTGGTTTATTACGCATAAAATCATCAAAATCCATATTACAATCAGAACATATTTCTGCTTTCTTTGTTATAAGTCCCATGCCACCATCATTTTTAAAACCATACGCTTGATATGAGATTTTATAATTTGTAACCTCTTTAGTTTTGAAAATTCTCTTGCATCTATCACATTGAACAATTCCTCTGTCTATTCTCATTATTTGCTTCCTCTCTTCTTTTCTTAACGATCATTGAAAGTCTTTTATTTCTTTCATGAATTCTTTGATTTTGCGTTCTCAAACGATAATTTTCGTTTTCAAGATACTTAATTTTCTCTTGGAGAGGCAAATAATTATCTTCGCCCCATTCCAAAAGTAATTTTCTTAATTCATTACACTTTGACATCTCTTAATTTCCTGTTCAATTTTCTTAAAAGTTTGTAAGGAAATGGATTATCTTCTAAATATTCAAAATAGCTGACTGTTGTTGAAAATCCTTTTATTCCATCAAAATTACCATGTGAGTAAGGTGTAGCGATAATTTTATTCAAAGCAGCTTCAATATCACCATCAACAATCCTCTTATCGGCACTACCCATGCACATTGCATTTCCTGTCAACATATTTGGCATTGCATATTCATATAACTCAGTTTCAGGACCTTTGTATTTCTTATAGCAGTAACATTGGATGCCTTTTACGATTTTGTTGTCATATCGAACAATATAAATAGCATTAGGAAAATTGATTTTGTATGAATGATTATTATAAGTAACATATTGCATATGCTCAGATTGCTTTATAACGGTATAATCAATACCGACACCTATCGTGTTTTCAGAAAACAATTTTATATTTGCTTTCTCATGCTGATTTTTGATAAAAAAATCATTAAAAAGTTTTACCAATTCTTCTTTTGAAAGCATTTTGAATGTAATCTTCTCGTTTTGTTTGATACATAATTCAGCATCATCTTTTTTGTTGTTTAAACGAATGATTGCTTCTCTCATTACATGATCACCTCGCTTTTTGTCTTTAATGTGTTTGAAAGAGCTGAAATCAAAGCATTTGAAGTAAATTTATAATCACAATCATCTACTTTTCTTTCGACTATTATTTGCAACAATTCCGTATTGTGTCTTTCTTTTTTTGAAACATTGGCCATGATTTCTAGAGCTTCATTTGCCACTCCAAAATTCAAATCAGGATATTCCCATCCTTCAATTTCAATGTTTCTTACGTTTCCTTTAACAAATTGACCATTTATAAATCGATATCCAAAACCATATAGCATTGCTCTTATTTGATAGCTCTTTTTATAAAGCTTTCTGAATTTCCTAGCTTTTCCCTTGTTTTTGAATTTGATATACAGGAACTGTATTTCAGTGGTACCTAGATTGTAATAATCAACCTTAGGTTCGGATAATGTTTCATCCGAGTACTCACACCACTCTTTGGCTTCTGCATATATTTCTTTAAAGACACCTTTTGATTGTGGAATAATAAAACTTACATTTACAAACGCTTCATTCTGCTCATCATATAATCCTTCAATCAATGTTTCAAAACCATCAACTGCAAATTCGTTTCTGTCAAAAAAAGGACTTAATATAACTTCTTCAAATTCATAATCGATAACATCTGGAAAAACATGTTCATCTAATAAGTCGATTTCTTGAAAGTTTTGTATCAAATCATTAGATTCATCTTCTTCAAATGCAATCGTTAAATCATCTATAGCTTTTGGTGATGTATAGCTTAAAGCGTTGATGAAAAACTTTTCATAGGTGTTAGGTTCTAATTTATCTGGAACATGATCAGTCGTAAAAAACTGTCTCAAATCTGTTGACAAGTTGAACACCTTCTTTCAACTGATACATGATTAAAGCGTTGCAATGTTCCAATATCGATACGGCCATTTTTGCATTGGTTACTAGAAATTGAACATTTCCTTTGGCGGCCTGTTCTTGACAAGAAACGTCAAGTGGGTGCTTATCCAAATCAAATTTGTAACATTGACTTCTCAAATTACTTTGTTGAATACCATTCTTTTTTGTTGTGATATAGATATTTCCTTCGTATTCACTATTTGCTGAGTCGATGTAAATAACATCATCTAGCTTCTTAAATACTTTTTCTAAAATCATTCTTGTAGCATCATTATCGACACATCCTATGATTACAGGAACATATCCCTTATCATCTTGGATAAGAGCAAATAAACTTTCATAAGTGCAATATTTATCATCGAACTCACACTCTATTGGATAAAGAGAATTGATTTTTCTCGATAATGCCAAAGCCTTATTATCACCAACGTCTTGAGCTTGGTATCCTTGGCGTTCGATATTTTTAGATTCGACTGTATCACCATCTAGGAGCATCATTTTATGTGACGTTCCTAAAAGAAGTTTGGGAAGGTCTCTTGCTAAAAGAGAACCAGTCCCACCAACTCCTATGACGTAAAATTTATATCTTGTGTAATTATTGGCCATGTTAACCACCTAGCCTTTTCTATGTTGTTTTCCAGTTACAACAAGAACATTGTCATCCTCGATATAGCTGTATTCCATTGTTCCTGCAAATTCATAATGTCTGTGCTTTAACATGATGTCCGTGATTTCCTTTTCTGTATAATCTTGGCCATCTACAAACCCATAAGAAGAAATATCAATCAATCTTCCTTCAGAGTAGACTCCAAATGGATACTTGTAAGTTTTTTCAGCAGGAGCTTTCTTTTTAATTGATTTTTTAACTGCAGGTTTTTCTGCAACTTCAGTTGCTTGTTTTGGTGCTTGTTTTACCTCTTCAGTCGCTTGTTTTTCAGCTTTTGCAACTGGAGCAGGTTGTTGATCAGCTTCTTTTGGTGCCTCTTCAACCTTTTCCACTTCTTCAACAACTGCATCTTCTTTAGCTGATTCCTCAGCTTTTTTCTTTGCTTCTTGTTCTTCTCTAACTAAATCAAACAATCCCATAATTTTCCCTCCTATTTCGGTCTTTTTTCACCGATTTCTTCTAGACATATTTTTAAACATTCATTTTCAGCAAATTCGCGAATGATAACCAGTTCACATACCTGGATATCGTCGTAATATGCTACGTTATTGAGTGCATCTAAAACTACTTTGATGATGTTGTCGATATCAGGTTTGACAGTACAAAGAAATGTCTTATCCAATAGCCAGCCTCTTAATTTTTTGGTGGTTGACTTAGGAATTTCTCTATAAGCAAATATCTTCACCCTCAACGCTTTATCACTTTGATAACTAGTAGTTTTTCGATAGCACATTGCTATTTTTTGTTCGTAATCCCTTGTTTTTTTAGGTGTGTACGCTCTTACGAATTTTCCTTGCGTAGTAAATCTCGGTCTGCCTTTTCCAACGATTGCTCCTGGTACAGTGAACCAAAACTTCTTGTAGTTCGCTTGTATTCCAAGATTAAGCTCGCATTGGGTCGAAATCATCTTCTAATTCCTCTGGAACAACAGCATCTTCAAGAAGTGCATCTAATTGCTCTTCCTCTTGATAATCATCTTCTACTGTCTCATCTTCAATTTCTTCAACATCTTCATTTTCGAATTCATCATAGTTTGTAGGTTGTTGTACAAGTTCCATTGTTTGTTGATCAACAGCACTTTTCTTAGGGTCATCTTTGATGTTGAAATAAACAGTCAATGTAATGGTTGTTTGTCCACCATTTAATTCGGTTTGATCACATGCTGCCAAATAATATGGGTTCCAATCACCAGCTAATGTAATAAATTCATTGTCACGTTCTGCATCCAACATATAGATATCAGGAAATCCTATCTTGTCCAAAATCTTGTTATCTTCTTCAGAAATCCATCTTTGTGTCACTTCAACGATTTTTGGAATCTTGTAAGGATCACCTTTATCAACAGAAAAAACCTTTTTCGACATGTAACCCGCATGCTTGAAGAAATTTCTAACTGCAATCAAATATGATTCTTGACAGCTGAAATGTTCAGCTTTCGCCAATTTCATATCTCCGTTAGGTAATTGTGATAGTTCATAAGGGATTTTTCCAAACTCTCTTAATTCATCATCTAAAAGCAAATTACTTTGAAAGTCATAAACTGCAGCATAGTTGTTACATACTAAATAGAGCTTTTCATCATCACCATAAAATACTGGTGTGTAAGTCTTGTTTTTTCCGATGATTTCTTTCGCAATTGAAAGAAATTTGTAGAAAAACGGTTCTTCATCCTTTTTTATTAGCATTTTCATCTCTCCTTTTTGTTTGATTTATTGTTTTTGCGGTCAAATCTTCATCCTAACGAATATTTTTAGATAATTGGTAAAGTTAATCATCTTTAAAACAAACACTCGCTAGAAACGAAAATTTTAAGTTTTTTATTTTAGACTAGAATTGAATGTCATCTTCCATAATGTTGAAAGATGGATTTTCATTCATGAAACTGTCTTGTTGCTGATTTTGTGTTGGTTGTTGGTACTGATTTGGATTGTATGTTGATTGTGAATGATATTGTTGTTCTTCATATTTGTCCTTAGATTTTGTTTCTAAGAACTGAACTGAATCACAAACAACTTCAGTAACATAGACACGTTGACCTTGAGCGTTGTCATATGATCTTGAACGAAGTCTACCTTCAATTCCAACCAGTGAACCTTTAGAACAGTACTTTTCAACATTTTCAGCAGTCTTATTCCAAACAACACATGAGATATAATCAGCCTGTTGTTCTTCATCATTTCTCTTTGGTCGATTAATCGCTAAAGTGAAACTTGTAACTGCTGAACCGTTTTGAGTTCTTCTAAGTTCAGGATCACGTGTCATCCTACCAACTAAAACTACTCTGTTTATCATATCTTCTACTTCCCTTGTTATTTTGATTTTGAAGTTTTTGTTCTAATCTTGCCTTTGCTTCTCCCCTGTATGTAAGAACTCCAGCATTTCGTTTTCTAACATGTTCTTCATGTAAGATCTTGATTGATTCTTTATCGTAATTGCATTCTTGAAACTTTTTGGAATATTCTTTAGCATCTTGTGAATTTAAAAATCTAAATGGAAAGTTTCCATAAGCTTCATCCTCAAACTGAATGATTACTGTGTTGGGTGGAATCTTTTCAATTGTGTATTCAGGAACTTCAATGTTAGAAATAATTTCTCCTATACTTGGAGCAAAAGGTTTCTTTTTTGAAAATGCTACAATTGCATTTCTTACCTGTTCATATGAGTACTCCATAAACACATCACACCAGACTTCTATAACTTCTCTATCATTGATATTTAATTGTGTTGATGGATTTAGATTTTTGCAAAATTTCAAAATCTTTTTGATTTCCGTTTTTTCCAAATTTAACTAATCCTTTCACTAAATGGAGGGGCGCTACTATATATAGCAATCTGCAATGTCGTATGCGAAGGATTGTTATCTGTGAGTGTGCAACACACCCCTCTTGTTTTATCTTGTTTTTTCTTGTTTATATTGTTTATATATAGAAAGGGGTGTAGGAATTTTTCCTATACCGTATGGGAATTTTTCCTATACCGTATGGGAATTTTTCCTATACCGTATGGGAATTTTTCCTATACCGTATGGGATTTTTTCCTATACTAGTAGCCTCTCCACTTCTTATAATCAAGTACCTTTATAAATGTATTTTGAGGAGTTGTTTTGTAATCTATATAGCCTTTATTTTTTAGGAATTCCATAAATTTCTTTAAGGTTTTATTGTCCCAACTCAAATTTTTTCTCATTTCTATTTGTGTGGTTGTAAAGGTTCCTGCCTCTCCATACTTATCATCAAAATAAGCCTTAAAGAGGCAATAGGAAAACAGAGTCCATGCTTTTGAATTTTTAATAATAGGATCATTCACCAGCTCGTTTGAAAATCCTGTGTACCCTTTCTTTACCTCTTTTTCAGCCATTGATTAAACCTCTTATTCTACATACTTTTCTTGATAATCACTTATATAGATTTCTCTATGATTTCCTTGTGTATCACCATAAATCAGTCCTTCATCATATAGTTTCTTTAATGATGCTTTGAACTTGTTTTCACTGATTGGCAAGTCTAGATTTCTAATGTCCAATTCTAAATATCCGCTATAATCACAATTGAATAATAGATAAGTGAAAGTCCATAGAGAGTATGTATCTCTATAGGCTTTTGTACTTGTAAATGATTGAGGAAGTATAATGTAATCTTCTTGCATCCTATTACCTCCTACATTGACATTGGGTCAAAGTCATCAACCGGAACTTTTTCAGCTTGTTTTTCTTCATTGATGATGTCTTGCATTGTTGGAGCTGTATTTGCTTCAATTGCTTGATGCACTTGAGGAGTTTCTTCTACAACAAAATTACTTGTTGTATCTTCAACACCCATTTCTTCAGGAACATACATTCCTTGGAATTCTGATGTAAAAGCTTCTCTTAAACATTGAGCAACTGCAACTTTTCTAATCATTGTCGCTGGCTTGCCACTCCATTGAGCATTGACTGTCCCATCTTTCTTTTTACCGACATATTCATCAAGTGATACTTCTACACGTTCAGGCTCTCTGTCTTTTCTATAGACTTCACACCATCCACCAACTAACTCTTCTCTTGATGGCATATAGAACGTACCAACGCGATAATCAATTTTTCCTTCAGCGGTTAAAACAATAATTCCTGCTTTCTTTCCTTGATATTCAGGATGCTTATCTGCTCGTTTTTGATAGACATCTTTAGAAACAACCATTGTTGCTGGTGAACTACCATATTTGATTAAATGTGCTTCTTTGATGAATGGATTTAATTTTTGTGCTGAACATAATGCAATGAATAGTTTGACTTCTTGATCACTTACATTACCTCCTCCAGCGACCAAATAAGCCTTTACGATTTTAGAAGATAGCTTGATTTCTCCTGTATCTGTTTTGATTGTTGTTACTTTATTTTCTCTTACTTCATTTGCTTGTTGTACCATGCTTTGTACTGCCATAATTTATTTTCTCCTTTTGTTTAGTGTTATAATTTACCTCGAAAGTGAGGTGAAATAGTGTCAGTAGTGCTAACAAAATTAGCTGATAAATTCTTATGTTCTACATATAAAACATTTCTAGAAAGGCGTGCTCAAGGTTATTCGTTAGACAGATCAAAACAATTTAAAAATAACTTTGAGCAACGAGAACCATATATTTTAGATTTTAATATCGAAGATGTTGGCGACATTCTAAACGAATTAAAATCCGTTGGCTTTGTTAAGGAGTGGGTAAGTGGCGACTTTCTTCTCACAAATAATGCTATTGTTTATATGGAAAGTAGATTTAAAAACGGTTTGATAGAACTTACAGATTTTATTGCTAAGTTTATTCCTTAGGGCGTTCAGATACTGAATGCCTTTTTGCTGATGAAATAAAATCGCATTTGTAATCACCTTCAAACTTTAAAACTATTTGTGTACCTAGATAATCTGTTTCTGATGAAACGGACATAACTCCCTTAATTTCATGACCATTAACGAATAATTTTCCATTCTTATCTAAATAAACCTTATTCATAATTTCACCTCGTAACTTTCTTTAATTAATTTCTTTAACGTTATATTTATTGACCACTCCTGTTTGAGGATCACTAAGCTCTTTTTCAGTTAGTTTCACTTCACCGAAATTGAATGTTGGGTTGATGCTCTTGATTACATCCATATATCTATTCAACATTTGAAGAGCTGCTAAATCACCCTCAAATTCAAACGTTTTCTTCCATGTTCTGCCTTTAAATTTCGGATCTGTTTCTTTGATTTCAGTAACGATATACTTATCATTTACGTTAGCAATCGTTTCATCACCACGCTTGATAGGTGTGTATTTAGGTTGAACTGCTTCTTTTGCTGAATGAATAGCTTGCTTTTTGGCTTCTTCCAACTCCTTTTGATGTTGAATTTCAGCTTCTTTTTGTTTCTTTTCAAACTCTTCTTTTTGATGTTGAAGTTCTGCTTCTTTTTGTTGAGCAACTGCTTGTGATTGCTTTTTGATGTTGTCTACTTCATCAGTAATCATTTCGGTTACTTTTGGTAATCCCTCAGTATTCAAAAGAGCTTGATATTTTTCTCTTGAAATGAGTTTTTCATCAACATTTGCGATAAGACATGCATTGGTGATTGTTTTTTCAATCATTTCAAGGTTTAATTTGTCATTCTTTTCTTTTTCCATTAAAGCATTGAATTGTGCTTCAACTTGTTCTTCAAATTTCTTTTTGGATGTTGAAGCGTTAAGCCATTTTTCATCAAAAACGAACTGATCAGCATATTCCTTTGAAATCATCTTTCTAGAAATCAATACTTCTTTTAGTTGATCAATAGCTGCTTGACGTTCTTTTCTAAGAGCTTCTTTTTGTTCCTTCACATACACATCTACATTTTCAGCCACAACACTTGCAGTATCATTTAAAGCTTTAACAACTTTATTTACCTTTGCTTCAAATTCTTGATAAGGCTCAATGTATGCTTTTTTGACTGTTTTTCTTTCATTTTCTAATTTTTTAGCATACGAACGATATAATGGAACCATTCCAGTTTTAGCTTTAACAAAATCTTTGTAGTTCTTTTCATCTACAACCACACCTTTTTTAGCTTCAATTGCTGGAATCAATTTGACAATTTCATCAATATTTGAAACAATCGCTTCATTTGCTGGTCTTTTTTGAACTTCTAATGAAAGGTGCTTTTCATCAATGTCAACGTGTTCTTCAATAACTTCAGCTTTGGCCTCAACGACCTTTTCTTCTTCAGTTGGTCTAAAGAATTCGATGACGCTGACAACTCTATAGCGTTCATCTAACACTTGATTAGCTGGTTGCCAGAAGATTGCATTGTCTTGTTTTAAAATGACAAACGCTTTATTTCCTGGATATGTTAATTTGACTACTGGTTCCCCGTTTACAAGAAAGCAGTTATTGATTGATAAGAAATTGATTACTTTTTCAAATTCTTCTTTGGTTGTAATTTTTACAGCTACCAATTCATTGAGTAGCCCTGATTGAAACTCATTCATTTTTTTCCTTCTCCCTTCTACGATAAAAACTTATTTATGAAATACACTTGACCTTTACCTGTTACTTTAGTAGTCAATGTAATTCTTGTACTTCCATCTGGATTAGTAATTGTTCTTTCTTTGACTTCAAACAATCCAAGATCCATTGATTTTTGTGTTGGCTGATTGTAACGTTCACCCTTTTTAATTAGATATCCGTTCTCTCTTAGATACTCAAATAAACGATTTTGACCAATCTCGTATCCGTTTTGTCTGATAAGCTTTGCCAACTGACCAATCAAGATTGATTCATTGCTGGCACTTACTGCATCAGCAAATAGAGCTTTAGGTTTCAATTCTTTATTTTCTTTAATCAAGCCTTGTTTTTCTTCCATCAAAGCTTTTACTTGTTTTCTTGAATACTCAAGTGCTCTATTCATTACAGCTTCAGGACTGTTCCATCTTCTTTCCAATTCCAAGAAGTATTGGCGAACTTCTTTTCCTTTGTCACTTCGTTGGATCATTGCAATTTCTTTTGCCATGTCGAGAGTGATTTCATAATCTTGAAGTTCTTGATGAGCTTGGGTGTTAAAAACTTTACGCCCTAAATAATCAATGCTTTCTTGAAATCCATATTGGTTCATACGTTCAAACCAATTTCCAAATCTTTCAGTAACTCCTAAAAACTTATGAAGTTCTCTTGCTGACAATGTAATGCGGTCATTGTCATAATTTACTTTTAATAGTTCATTCATATAGGTTCTCCTTTCTAACTGACTTCTTTTAATTCTTTGTTTCTGTTTTCAAGGAACGGTGGTGGTGTTTGTGTTTCGATTAAGTTCCAGTACCACAACTCCGTTTTAAATAGATATTTTGCATCTAGCACCAAATCATCATAGTGAAGATAAACAACTCTTGTTTCTTGCTTCCCTGCACCATTATTTGCCCACGGAATATCAAGAATTGCATATAAGACAAAATGCCTTAATCCAGTGGTTATCATGTAATGCAATACCTGGAAATAGTAAGTAATTGGAATGTGATCATTTGCCCATTCTTTTAACATCGCACCATTTTGGATGGTCGTTGATTTTATCTCTAATCCCCATTTTTCTTTGGTTGCAACTTCAATCATTGCCCCATCTAAATTAGCTCTTAAAAATGGATATTTCTTATTTGATAAACTAATATCTTTCGTATCAATCAATTCAAACTTGTTTTTATAAAGGACACCGAACAATTCAATGAGGATAGGTTCCAATGCATTTCCTTTTTCGATTGCTTCACTTGTTTGAAATACAGGCTTTTTAGCACCTGTCTTTTCCTCCCACAATTCATAGGGAGTCTTGTAATTATTGACGTTCATTACAATTCCTGCATCAGAACCACCAATTCCTTTTCCTCTTAATTGATGCCAATGTTTTTCATCTTTCACATAATCGACATTACAATTAGGAAAAAACTCCTCATAGTTCGTAGTTTCCATTTTCTAGATCCTTTTTAGCACTTGCTAATTCCTGATTGAGATAACCAAGTTGAAGATAATCATCACTGTCTAGATGATCCTTACATTCCATGCAAATGATTGAACTCTCTAAATCAGCAACTCTTTCTTCTAATTCTTTCTTTTTCATCCTCTAAAGCTCCTTTAAATTGTTCTTGGATGTAGTTATCCAATTCATTACTGCAATGCATGAAAGCATTTTTAGCCGGTGTAAACATTCCTTTGACCTTTTCAATGTCAATATTGATTGGAGCCATTTCTAAGAAAAGACTTCCTAAGATGTTCCAATCAGCATCAGCTAATACCGAAAGTGCATCTCCATCTTTCTTGATGCTTAATTCTAATTTAAGTAATGGTATTGCTGGTCTTTCATCTGTTTCCTTTTCAGTTGAACCAATTTGAACAACCTTGACATCTGCACCTGCAGCTTTTGCGGTTTGGATGATGTCTTCTAAATCTTTTTTTGTCATATTCTATTCCTCTCTTTTTATATAGATTTCTACTGTGTACTTTTGCGTTTTTGGACTGTCAACGAAGATATCTATCTTGTTACCCTTAATCACTCCACCGCAATCTTCCGCAAGATATTCATTTCCATTGATTTTTATAATCGAACCATATGGTATGATTGTAGGATCTACCGCTATGGTTCTTCCTTCTTCAGCAATAGCACCAGTAGAAGTTAAACGACCATAAATGTCTTCTCCTGGCCAATAGTATGTAATAACAAACTGGCCAAGACATCTTCAATTTTCAAGTTCAGCTTCTAATTGTTCATTTCTTATAGAAACTTCATCATACAATCTTTGATATTTAGTTCTCTCTGACTTTTCAGCCGATAACTCATTTGAAAGAGAATTGTATTCATCTTTCAATAATTGCATTTGCTTTGATTGTTCATCATATGAACTTTCTAAATCTTTAACTCTTGATAGCATTAGACCAGTAGTAACAAGGAATACTACTAATGCTGTTGCTAGAGTAACTGCACCTTTTTTCGATAATTTCATTGCGATTTCTCCTTTGATTGGTTATAATTGTTATTGGTTATTTTGGTTTTTTGATTTAACAGTACTTTTTTAAGTGCTGTTATTTTTTTATCTGAAAATAAAATCCAAGAAATTTCTTAAGCCAATTACACATAACTGACCAGCAGCTAATGCAATGATGATTGTTGTTGCAAGACCTCTTCCAGATAACTTCATAACTACACCTCCTTTTCGTTCACTTCAAACATTGCAATGTATTCACACTTTTTAAGAAACTTTTCCTCATGTGTTGTAAGACCACCTGATAGAAATAAGTTTTTAACTTCTACTTCAAATCTTCCTGATTCATAGCCCAATTCAAAACGATTTCTTGGATAATCTTCTCTTTGAGAAATTCTAAGAATTTCTAGAAATTTTTTATCTATTTCACTCTTGATCATTTCTCTATCCGCACGAATCAGCATTTTTCTATCCCTTCTATCTTTGGCAATCTTATTTGCCAATTCATAGTAGGATTTTTGATACCATTTGAATTCCTTTAACATGTGTACTAAAACCGCAATGACAACAAACAAAATACAGCAGATGATAATTAATGAATTTTTACTCATAAATTTTCTTTTCCTTTCCATTACTAGCCATCAAGGAACCAACCTCTTAAATAAAAACTTGTATGGTATTAGTTTTTTTATGTCTGTAGTTAGTAAATCATCAATGCTATTTTGTTATCGGAGGCCTTTGAGATTGGCTCCTTGATGACCAGTAATCTATTTATTTTTTAATTAAGAACTTTTTTGATACTGTTCTTCGATATAATCATCTAGAACACTTTTAGCAATCAAAGAACCGTTCTTATCTGGAATATGTCTTAGCTTGTTACTTTTGACTAAGTCATACGTTCTGTTAATTCCAATTCCTAAATAGGACGCTGCTTTCTTTACTGAAAACAATGGACCATATAGTTCTCTTGCCATGATTACCTCTCCTTTCCTAAATTCCAAGTAAGATAGAACCTTCAAACCTTTTTCTTAATGAATGTTTTACATAATGAAGTTCTTCATCTTCTAAAGTTTCCATGTTTAGAATTTCTAAAATTTGATTTAGAACACCAACGTAATCATTAATGATTTGTTCTGTTGTTTTTTCTTCTCTTCTTTCTTTGACATTGATGTAAGCTGTTGAACCATTAATAATTCTTTCTAGATATTGTTCTCTTGTTTCATCCATAGTTTTTTTCTCCTTTCTTTAAACTCCAAATGTTTGTATTTAATAGAGTGTCTTTTTAGGAAACTTCATTAAATATCAGTTAAAATATGTTTGTGCTTGATAGAAAATTAACGTTTGCGTTAAGTGTTGGGTAAAATATATAGTTCCTCCATTGGTATCTTTAATACCTGAGAAACCATAAGTAATTCCTTGCCTTCAAAATCTACAATGCCACGTTCCTTTTTAGAATAAGTAACCGTGGAGCATTTAAGCATTTCAGACATCTGTTTTTGCTTGATGTCTAACTCAACACGTCTTGCTTTAATTTTCCTTGTGTTAATTTTTGCATTCATCGTTTCACCTCTCTTTACGTTTGCGTTAACTTTACATTACTATAGTAACTTAACGCAAATTGAAAGTCAATAATAAATTATAATATTTGTTAAGTTTGCTCTAATCTTTTTTACTTTTATTATAAAAAATGTTAATTTTAATATAAGAAAAAGATTGTTTAGGAGGCTTAAAAATGAATTATGATAGACCGGGAGATAGAATAAAAAAATTAATAAAAAAGAATGGACTTTCGCAAAAAGAATTTGTGGAAAAATTTAATGAAAAGTATGGTTATTCAGATTCTGAAGCAACAGTCTCTCAATATGTAAACAATAAGCGAACACCTGAAATTGACAAAATGGTAAAAATTGCAAATTTCTTCAATGTAACACTTGATTACATAATGTGTAGAACTGATGTTGATAGTGATATGTCTATTTACGACAAACCAAAGGAAAATACATCTAAATCAAACATATCTTTCTCTACCCCACAAGAAGCCTTAAGCTTCATTTTAAAACAAGAAATGGTAGCCGATTTTGGTGGGTATGATTTAGAAAATATGTCTGATGATGAAATCATGGAAATGGCAGGTGATATTGCTGATATGTTGAAGATTATATCTAGAAAGCACAAATAATATTAATTAAGGGAGTGTGCTTATGGATGAATATAAACAGTAAAATTAAAATAGAAGCTCTATTTTATGAATTTAAAACATCAAGTGTAAAAGAAATTGCTGATCACTTGGATATATCTATCCAGTATCAAGATTTCAAAGCAAAAACTTTAGATTCAAGACTGATGATTGTTGATTCTAAAGGCTACATATTTGTAAGAAGTGATTTAGATTGTGCGTATGAAAACTTTCTTATAGCACACGAGTTAGGACACTACGTCCTGCATTATGATGAAAACATCAGTTTTAATTTTCTAAGGCGAGTCTATAAAACTCGTTTAGAAAGAGAAGCAAATGAATTTGCTATTAGATTACTGATGTTCGAAGAACTACATAATATAAAAGATATTGAAAATATTGAATTTATTGTAAAAGAAAAAGGAATACCGCTTAAAGTGTGGTATTCGTTGAATGAGAAAATAACGATTGATTAAAGGAGTGATTTATATGAAAGCGTTAAATTCGTTATTTACAGTTATATCAATTTATATTATTGCATTATTTGTTTACAGTTGCATTTTGCAAGGTTTCTTAATTACCGTTACAAAAACAATAGATAAATTATCAAGATGCTTTGAAATTTTTATAATTTTGTTTTTTTTAACAGCATTAGCAATCGTTGTGTTTTCTAAAGACATCAAAACTACTTTTCCTATAACTATAGCAATGTTTTCTTTAGGTGTTGCACTGCTAGCTTATGCTCATAGTGTAAGAAAATACGATTCAAGAAACATAGAATATTACTCTAATAAAGCTGATGAACTTGAATCATTGCATAAAGCAGGAATTATTGATGATGAAACTTATCAGAAGAAACTAGAAACACTAAAAACAAAATTCAAAAAAATAAAATACTGAGGTAATTCGAATGAAGAATAGCTATGATGAAACATTGTTATCAAAAAAATATATAGATATGTATGATTATAATTCTTTTTTTGAAGAGAATTTAGCATCTTTAAAACAACAAATTTCTGATGTTTCAGGTCCTTTGTTAAACGATTATGCCAAACAGTTAGTTGAAGCGTTTAATAATAATTTGGCTAGTTCCGATGATTTTAAACATTTTTCAAATGTGATTGATTCACTTAAAAAATCAAATATCTGTATTTCTTCTGAATATATATCTGAGATATCTAAATCATTCATATCAAATATTGATTTTTCTTCAATTAACGACTCGTTAAGCAAAAACATAGAAATAATTCGATCTATCCTCAATGATGATGAAACTGATAAATCAAAAATTAATGATATAGATTTTAACATTCCATTTCCAAATGATATATCTGTTGCTGAAATGGAAGCAACTATAAATGGCGAAGAATATATTAAACCAGATTTAGACTACAAAAAATTTGATGTTCTTTTAGCTACAATGTCCTTTATTGGTGATCCGGTAAAAGCAACAAATATACTCTCTCAACTAATTTATTTTGCTGACCATTCGGTCAATATGACATTTAAAATACAAATATATAGCGCTTTGAAAGAACAAATTGTTGCTTTAATTGCCGGTGGAATTATTGGTGTTGCATTATTTGTGATTGATGTTTTGCTAAATTACTTTCTAAAAGATAATGAAATTTATAAGAAATTTATAAAATTAAAAAGATTCAATAAAGAACGTTAAGAAATAGTTTTTTTTGCCATTATCCACATTAATAACAAATTCCAAAGAAACAAATTTAATGATTTCAATTCAAATGCTATGCAAATAAAACACAAACTTAAAACATGCCATTCAGGCTTTTCAACAATAGATTTTAAATACATTTTTATAGCATATTTAAAAACATCTTTTATGAGTTTAATATTATTCATACTTATACCACCTTTCTTTGATATAAGTATAGCTAATATATGGTATCAATTCAAATTATAAAAATATTAAGAAAAGAGGAAAAACAAATGAAAAAATTATTAAGTCTAGTATTAATTGGAACTTTAGTTCTATCTCTAACTGCATGTGGAAATAGCAGTTCAAAAGACAATTCATCTTCAAAAGAAACAACTACAACAAAAAAAGAAGAAAAGAAAGAACCTTTAAATTTAACAGGGACTTGGAAATCAGATGAAAATGAGGGCACATGGATAGAAGCTACAATTTCTGATAACGTTATTTCTATCGATTGGGTGACGGATGAAGGAAAAACAAAAGCAACTTATTGGGTTGGTTCATATGATGCTCCTACTACTGCCACTAGTGAATATTCATGGATATCTAATAATGACCATGAAAAAACTAAAAATGCACTATTAGCTTCAAATGATGATACAAAAGAATTTACATATAAAAATGATATTCTTTCATTTACCGCTTCTATGCAAGGTGTCAGCAAAGTAGTTGAACTAAAGAAACAATAATATGAAAAATACCAACCACGATAAAAACCTAGATTGCATTTATGATAATCATCCTGAAATGTTAGATGATTATATAGATGTCTATGAAAATTCAATATTAGCTGTTGATCATACTGTCAGTCCTGAAGATATGATTGATATAACTGAAATGATTATAGCTTTTGAAAAAGAAAAAGCATTGAAGCTTAATTAAATATATTACGCCTGTTTATGTCCATAGGCGTTTTATTATACGAAAGGAGACGTGATTTATGTCAAAAGCAAGAAAAATCAAGAAAAAAGATGGTAAATATACATATGAAGTAAATGAAGTTGTTGGTAAAAACGAAAACGGGAATCCTAAAAGAATTTATGCTTATGGGGCTACTTTAAAAGAAGCAAAAGAAAATTTAAAAATCAAGCTTGATGCGCATAATCGAATGGGCTATCAGAATCTTCAAAATAAAATGACTGTAAACGAACTGTATGATTATTGGTTGAAAAATGAAGCAACAAACAAATCATTAAAAGAAAATACAATGCATGGATATACAGGGGTCTACAACAATCATATTAAGCCTTGTTTAGGACATTTATATTTAAAAGATATAAATGTCATGGTGGTTCAAAACTTTATTACAGAAGCATCTGAGCGCTTAACTAAATACATTATGAAAAATGTTCATATCGTTTTAGGACAAATGCTTCGTTTAGCATTTGATCAAGGATTTATAGCTAATAATCCATATCTCTATATCAGGAAGAAAAAATATAAAAAAGATAAATGTTTAAATTATGAATTACCAGATGAAGATACCTTGAGGCTAATCCCTACCCTATTCCATGAAACTGATCCAGAATACATTTCTTTCTACATTGCTCTTTACACTGGTGCAAGATGCTCTGAAATATTCGGTTTGACATGGGATGATGTTGATTTTAAAAAGCACACATTAGATATCAATAAGCAAATAAGTGAAATTGGTGGTATTCATGAAATTGCAACAAAAACCCCTACATCGATTAGAAATATTAAAGTTTCTAATGATTTGATAGAAATGTTAAAAAAGTATAAGTCTAATTTGGATAAATTCGCCCTTCTCTACGGTAAAACATTTGGAGGGGGTAAATATGTGTGTAGTGATTCAAAAGGTTATCTAAAGCGACCTAGCTATGTTAGAAGAAATATCCAAAAGAAGCTTAAACCATACAACAAGGAATTTAGATTTCATACATTGAGACACTTCTATGCAACTAAAGCACTAGAAGCTGGAACAAATGTCAAAGCAGTATCAAGAAGACTTGGTCATGCCTCAGTTCAAGTAACCTTAGATAGATATGTAACATTCACTCCTGAAATGGATGATGAAGCAGTAGATATTTTTGATAGTGTAATAAATGATTTCTTTTCAGAGAAAAAAATCAAAAATACATTCCGCAGTAATAGCTGA